CCAAATACAGTATCAAAACTTTGGTTTATAGAAAATGGAACATCAGGCTCACAAAACATAATTATTTCTCAAGGTAGTGGTGCTAATGTAACCATACCAGCAGGTGATGTAAAAGCAGTTTATTCTGATGGTGCAGGTTCAGGTGCAGCAATAGTAGATGCTTTTGCTAGTCTTAATGTAGTAGATTTAAAAGTTGAAGATGATTTAACAGTTACAGATGATTTAATTGTAAATGGTGATATAGATTTAGCTGGTTCAATAGATGTAGATGGCACAGCTAACCTAGATGTAGTAGATATTGATGGAGCTTTAACCCAAGATGGAGGTGCTGTATTTAATGAAGATAGTGCTGATGTAGATTTTAGAGTTGAATCAAATGGACAAACTCATGCTTTGTTTGTTGATGGTGGTTTAGATAATATAGGTATAGGGTATTCAGCAGCACACACAGCAACTAATAAAGGGTTAGTTATATTAACTGGTGACGGTAATGGCGGCATACAGTTAAATAAAGAAGATGGTAGCTATCCTAGCGACGGAGAAACTTTAGGTTCAATAGGTTGGAAAGGTGCAGATAGTGCTAATAGTAACGCTGCTGCTGGAGCATCTATAGTAGGTATTGCTGCCGAAGATTTTAGTGGTAGTACAGAAGCTACAAACTTGGCTTTTAATACAAAACCTACAGGCACAGGTCCAGGTTCTGCTCCAACGGAAAGGATGCGTATAAATTCAAATGGCACAATCGGAATTGGAACTGCTGGTGGTTCTTATGCTATAGATTTATTAACTACAGGAAACAATGGTTTACGAGTTAATACAGGAACTTCAAGTGCTGACCAACTTTATTTAGGTAATACTGGTGGCGTATCAAGTGTTGGAACTTTAACTAGCGATAATTTAGGAATAATTACTGGTGGTTCAGAAAGAATGAGAATTGATACTTCAGGAAATGTAGGAATTGGCTCTACAACAATAAATGCTAAATTTAATGTACATGGAACTATACGAGCAGAAAACGATAGATTTTTAGCAGGTAGAGAAGATGCTGCTGCACCAGCATACTCATTTCATGATGATGGTGATACAGGAATGTTTAATGTTGCATCAAATATACTTGGATTTTCTACTTCAGGTACAGAAAGGATGCGTATTACTGACACTGATATAACTGTTGATGCAGCAGGAGATATTATTCTTGATGCAGATGGAGGTAACATACTGTTTAAAGATGGTAGTGTTGGAACTTTTTTAGATATACAACAAGACTCAAGCGGTCCTGAATTGATTTCAAGAGTATCTGACGCAGATTTTAAAATTAGAGGTAATGATGGAGGTTCTACAGTAACAGCTCTTAGTTTTGATATGTCAGAAGGAGGTCTTTGTGCAATAGGCTCACACACACCTACAGCAAGACTAGATGTTAGAGGTTCAACAAATTCAGAACACGTAGTAATTACAGGTGGAGCTAACTCAGGTAGAGGTTTATCAATACAAACTGCTGCTAGTGGTGGTCAACAAGATGCTGGTGTAGTATTTGATGCACAAGATACTGAAAGTGGTGCAAATCCATATCATGCTTTTGAAACTGCTGGTAGTGAAGCTATGAGAATTACAAGCGATGGAAAAATTGGTATAGGCACATCATCACCCCAAGAACTGTTACACGTTTCTACTGGTTCTACTGTTGCTATTAGAGCTAGTGGTGGTGGAAATTCTGCTAGAAAAGTAGAAATAGGTTATGACAACACTAATGGTCCATATTTAAAAAGTGGAAGTAGTGGCGTAATAAGTATTCAGTTTTATGTAGACAACACAACATTAGCAGGAAAATTTGATACTAATGCAGATTTTTATACTAACGATGGAACTGTTCATAGTCTATCTGATTCAAGAGTTAAAACAGATATAAAAGATTTAATTGATGGATTAGATGTTGTAAAACAATTACAACCAAAAACATTTAAGTATAACGAAAAATCAGAATTTTATAGTGAAAAAACTAAAGATGAAGTTAGGTATGGTTTTATAGCTGATGAAGTAAAAGAAGTTGCACCACAATATATGCAGGTTGGAAAAGGTAAAATTGATGGTGTAGAAGTTGATGACTTTAAAACGCTTTCTACTACTAAAATGATACCTATGCTTGTAAAAGCTATACAAGAACAACAAACACAGATTGATGCTTTACAATCTGAAATTAATATTTTAAAAGGAGAATAACATGGCAATATCTTACGCATGGGATTGTAAAACTTGTGATACATATCCAACAAAAAGCGGTAAATCAAATGTCGTACACACAGTTCATTGGAGATTAACTGCTACAGACGATACTAATAAAGACAGTGATGGTAATAACTGGACAGCATCTTCTTATGGAGCACAGTCATTAGATACATCTGATTTATCTAGTTTTAAAAACTGGTCTAGTCTTACTAATAGTGATTTGCAAGGCTGGGTAGAAACAGCATTAGGTAGCGACAAAGTAACTAGTATAAAAGCAGTGCTAGACGCAAGCATAGCTGAAAAAGTTACTCCAACTTCTGTACAAAAAGTATTGAGCTCTTAATATGGCTACGCAAGAACCAGTTGTAATGATTGATGACAAAGAAATTAAAGTAAGCGAACTTACTAACGAACAACAATATTTTCATAGTCAAATACTAGATTTAACCAATAAACAAAAACGCATACAGTTTGAACTTGATCAAATTAACGCCAGTTTAAGTGTGTTTCAAAACGCATTTATAGAGTCTGCTAAACAAAAAGCAGATGAAGTCTTAAATAATCCAGAGGAGGATCAAAATGACAATACTTAATATATTAGCGTGGGTCACTGCAATTATATCTATAGCTTCTGTTGTAGCAGCAATAACACCTACACCTAAAGATGATCATTGGTTTAGTTACTTATACAAAGTAATAGATTGGTGTGCATTAAATGTGCTTAAAGCAAAGGATAAAGGATGAGTTGGTTAAGCAAAATGTGGGGTAAAATTACTGGTACTGAAAAAATTAAAGTAAGAGCTAGAAACAAAAAAGGACATTATGTAGGTGATGATAAATCAACACCTGATGTAAATGAAGCTTGGACCACTAAGAGAGTTAAAAAATCTAAAGAATCCTAATGGCTAAATCACCTGATGCGTTTGTTTATAACGCTACACTAGAACGTATTGTAGATGGGGACACCTTTGATTGTTGTCTTGATCTTGGTTTTGATGTGAAGTTACATAAACAGCGTGTCAGACTTGCAGGTATAGATACTCCAGAAAGCCGTACAAGAGATTTAGCAGAAAAAAAACTAGGTTTAGCAGCCAAATCGCGGTTACAAGAGCTATGTATCGGTAACTTTAAAGTAAAATCTTTGGGTAAAGGTAAGTATGGTCGTATATTAGGGATACCTTACACAGAAGACGGTAGAGATATTTGCCAGGTTCTAATTAAAGAAGGTCATGCTGTGGAATATGACGGAGGCAAAAAGAAAAAAGTTTGGGGTGATTACTAATGGAATCAGCCGTTATTTTAATTCAAGAAGTTGGATTCCCAATTGCAGCAGCATTAGGCCTTGGTTGGTTTATTTATAAGCTTATCATGCGTATTGTTGATGGTATGGAAACCAAACTTGATACCGTAGATGAAAAAGTAGAAGCACAAATAGCCGCAATAGAAGAACGACTTGGCACAAAACTTGATTCACAACACGGTATTTTGGTAGCATTAATAGATAGAGTGCGTAGTTTAGATAACGAAATAATACGTCAAGATACTTTGATAAAAACTATATTAGGAGTGCCTAACTTAATTGATAGCGGAAAAATAGCCAAGGCAGGTAGAGATGATCAAAGAAAAGACTAAACAAGAAAAAATGGAAGAAGAAATTGTAAAAACTAAAATAGCTATATGGGCATTTTTTATAGGTGCTATTATGTTTTCAGCAGTTCTAGGAATGAATTTAGCTGCTGATACCATAACTCATAAATTTAAGTCACCTAGTTTTAACGGCGTGGGAACGTCTAGTCATTACCTTACAATAGAAAATCAACAATATACTCGTAAACTAACAATCAAAGAAGAAATAAAAGCGTTACAAGATGAAATCAAAAGAGAAAAAGAAAATTCTACTCTTGCAAGGTTTATGCGTAATCTTGAATCTAGGGTTTATGCAGAACTATCAAGACAGTTAGTAAATAACTTATTCGGAGAAACACCGCAAAGCGAAGGTGTCATCACTTTAGAGGGGAATACCATTGAGTACACAAGTGATGGTGTAACTTTAACCCTTAAAATAACCGAGGCGGATGGAACAGTTACCGAAATCGTCATACCTATTGGTACTTTTACTTTCTAGTTGTTCTATATTTGATCAATTTGAAGATACTTACGAACAAAGGTTTTCTAAAGACGTAGCAACAATACAAGAACTGCAATCAGCAGAACTTAAAAATGTGCCTATACCAAAGGTAAGTCCTGTGGTTGCTGTGTATCCTACTTCATTTTCAGATCAAACAGGACAGCGTAAAAGCAATAGTGAGTTTGCTTTGTTTAGCACAGCTATAACTCAACAACCAAATGCGTTACTTATAAGAGCTTTAAAACATGCAGGGGACGGTAAGTTTTTTAGGGTTGTAGAAAGGGTAGGCTTGGATAATCTTACCAAAGAAAGACAACTTATAAGATCAGCAAGAGAACAATCGACTGATGAAGAAGTAAAAAAACAAGCACTTAGACCTTTATTATTTGCAGGTATATTAATTGAAGGTGCTGTCATATCTTATGAAACAAATTTAGAAAGTGGTGGAGCAGGAGCCAGGTATTTGGGCATAGGCAAAAGCGTTATGTATAGAGAAGACAATATAACCATTAGTATGCGTATGGTATCAGTTGCAACAGGCGAGGTTTTGTTAGAAGTATTAAGTCAAAAAACAATATTTAGTTACGGTAAATCTGAAGATGTATTTAGATTTGTTGAAGCTGAAAGCGAGCTAGTAGAAATAGAACTAGGCAACGCAAGAAATGAGTCATCAACCATAGCTTTGATGAAAGCTATAGAAGGAGGTGTGCTAGAAATCATTAACACTGGTTATGATCGTGGTTTCTGGGTTTTACAAAATGATAACCAAGGAGTAGAATTAAATGATGAAATTAAAATTGATAAGCCTGATTGTGATGATAACTGCGTTGACGACATACGCGGCTGACAACGAAATATATGTAGATCAATCTGGTACTGGAGCCAATATAGACCTAGAACAACTAGGTATTTCTAATATCATAGGCGGGTTAAATAGCTCTGCAGGTAATTTAACCCCCTTTGATTTAGATGGTAACAGTATGACACTTGACATAAATATGATAGGTGCAACCAACAAGTTTCTTGGTGATATATTTGCTGATAACTTTACTGGTTTTTACGAGTTTGATGGTGGTACTAATTCATTTACTATTCAAGTTGACCCTACAGATACTTATAGTGCTGATGGATCTAATCAAAATGTAGATGTAACAGGGAGCGGTAATACATTTACTTTGAACCAAGGCACCACAGCATTAGCAGCTTCTCTTGACTTAGACTGGATAATTAACGGTTCTAATAACACAGTAACATCAAATATTAATATAGATGGTGCTACCAATTATATGGATATAGATGGTTCTGATAATACAGTCACTTATACAGGCACAGGAGTTACAGCGTCAGCAGGTGGATATTTCTATCTTGACCACACAGGAGGCTCAAGAACATTTAATATTCAACAACTAAGTACCCAAGACAATGACTGGCTTAAGATTATATCCGTTTCTGGCACTGCTGCTTCTACCGTTTGTGTTGTTCAAAACGACCAAGGTACAAGCACAAGCTGTTGATATTGGAGACATATCTGAATTAAACGGTACGGCTCAAATTGTCAGAGACAAACCTTATGATGCAGATTTAAAGTTTGCTATTCAAAGTAATGATGAGGCCATAACCAAAGATGGTCGTATGGCTATTACTTTTCTTGATGATTCTACTGTAAAACTTACAGAACATAGTCAGCTACTTATTGACGAGTACATATATGATCCAGACCCAAGCAAAGCAAAAATGGCTCTTACCTTTGGTCTTGGTACAGCTAGGTTTATTACAGGCAATTTAAACCGTATAGATAAACAGAATATAACTCTTAAAACACCAACAGCTAACATAGCAATACGTGGGACTGATTTTACGGCTACAGTTGATGAACTAGGGCGTAGCCTTATAATTTTGCTACCAGACGCTCTAGGGCTTTCTAGTGGCGAAATAGAGGTGGTTACAGCTATGGGAACTGTTATACTAAACAAACCCTACGAAGCCACTACGGTGAACGTATTTGAGTCTGCTCCAACCAAACCTGTTATTTTAGATTTAACACTTGATGTTATAGATAACATGCTTATTGTTACGCCACCTAAAGAAGAGATGTTAGTAGAAGAAGAAACCACTACTACGCAAGCAGATAGTGTATTAGATTTTAATGATCTTGATATAGATTATCTTGCAGAGGATTATTTAAAAGAAGATAGTCTTGAGTTTACAGAATTAGATATAAATTATCTTGATGTAAATTATCTTGAAGACTTGCTTAATGTATTAGATGCTTTAGCGATAGACGAAGATGAAGATGTGTTAGCACAAGCTACAAGCACACAGATAGCAGGCACTCTGTTAGGCAAAGATCCAGACACACAAATAACAGCTTTAATTACAGGAAATGTAGTAAGTTTGCGAAGAGAGGTAAATGAAAGTGTTAGAGTTGATCTAAATGGTAGTAATGCTTATACAGTTATTTTGATTCAAGATGGTGTATCTAATATAATAAAAATCAACGGAGGGAGCGACAGTGTTATTACTATCACTCAAAGTGATTAAATGAGACGACTATTATTACCAATACTTATAATACTAGCTTTGCCATTATTGTTTCAAAGCACTCCTACAGAAATATTAAAACTAAAAACTTTTGATAAATTTATAGAAACACCAGAGCCATCAGGTAACTTTGTCATACTTAACATAACCGAAGAAGATGTAGAGCGTGAGGGAGGTTGGCCCTTACCTAGACAAAGACTTGCAGAAATACAACTAGAAATGATAGGTAAAGGTGCCTTGGGTGTAGGATGGGTAATAAGTTTTCCACAAGCAGACAGAATGGGTGGTGATGAAGACTTTGCTAGATCATTAGGATACGCTCCTTCTGTCATAGCTATGTTTGAAGATGGTAAAGGAAATTATCCTAAATCACCTGGAACTGTTGTGCTTGGTGATGATAATGGTGGTATACTCTCTACAGGAGTAAAGTCAAACCTACCTCTACTATCCAATCATGTTCTACAAGGTTTGGCTATTGCTCCTACTGATATAGATTTATTAGTCCGTAAAATACCTCTTTTAGTTAAAACACCAAATAATGAATGGATACCTAGTTTTGGCACACAAATATATAAATCTTTGTTTAATGTAAAAACTTATATTATAAAAACTAATGATAATGGTATATCAGAAATATCAATCAGAGGAATACCACCGATTAAAACAGATAGTCTTGGTCGTAAGTGGGTTAGTTGGGTTAATACACCACAAACAGACTTACAAGAAATGAATGTAAATGGTAAGTTTGTATTTGTAGGCGTTACTGCTAACGGTGTTATGCCACAAGTAGCCACGCCTGTTGGACTTTTAGAGCCACATAAAATACAAACTGCACTTGCTGAGTCTATACTAATAGAGGATTCACCATACATACCTGACTGGTCATTAGCAGCAGAACTTTTAATTTTAATAATATTTGTTAGTTTAGTTTGGTTTGCATTACATTACTTTGGCATTACATGGGGAGTATCTATTGCTACTGTATTAATGTTAATTACAGGAACGTTTGGTATCTATATGATTAAACAAGGTTTATTGGTAGATGTATCTTGGACTTTAGTATCTGAATTTATAACAGGATCAATAGCTTTTTACTTAAGATTTAGACAACAATACAAACTAAGACAGCAGATTAAGAAACAGTTTGAACATTACCTTGATCCACGCCAAGTAAAAAAACTACAAGACGATCCTAGTTCTTTAGTGTTAGGTGGTGAAAAAAGATATTGCACTTTTTTATTTACAGATGTTAGAGGTTTTACTGCTATGTCAGAAAAACTAGAACCAGAAGAAGTAACTAAAATTATGAATAAAGCTTTAACTATACAAGCTGATGCAGTTAAAAAGTATGGTGGTATGGTAGATAAGTACATTGGAGATGCCATGATGGCAATATTTAATGCACCGATAGATTTACCAAATCACGAAACTGTAGCAGTTTTATGTGCTGAAGAGATACAAGACAATGTTAAAAAAGCTGATCTTGGTATTGAAATAGGACTTGGTGTTAATACTGGATATGCTGTTGTGGGTAACATGGGTAGCGATACTAGGTTTGATTACTCAGCGATTGGTGATGCTGTTAATCTTGCAGCAAGGCTTGAAAGCTCAACTAAGGATGTTGGAGAAGATATTGTTATAGGTTATGATACTATCAGTGCAAGTAGCTTTAGCGATCAAATTATGTTAAAGGAGCTTGATAGTATTTTTGTAAAAGGCAAAGAAAAGCCAATTAAAATATATACATTACAAAATGGTTAATAAAAAAATGACAGTAAACGATGTAGCAGAGAGACTAACAAAGTTAGAAACTATATCACATGAGCGTTGGAAAACTGCTTTTAACGAGTTTTCCGATATAAAACAAGAAATTACCTATATTAATTCAACCATAAAGGCCACTACCTTTGGAGTGTTTGGCTTTCTTGGTGCGATTGGTATAGCTGTATTAACGAGTATATTAATATGAAAGGATTGTTAAAAAATATAGTTGGAGCTGTAGCACCAACACTAGGAACAGCAATTGCAGGGCCTATGGGTAACATGGCTTTAGGTAAAATAGCAGAAGTTTTAGGATGTCCAGCAGATCAAAAGTCTGTTCAAAAAGCAGTGCAAAATGCAACACCAGAACAAATGATTGAACTTAAAAAAGCTGAACAAGAGTTTGAAGTACAAATGAAAGAATTAGATGTGGATGTTTTTAAACTTGAAGCACAAGAAAAACAACATGCTAGAGGTATGTTCAGCAAAGATTGGACTGCTAGGATTATAGGTTTATTTACCATAGGTGGTTTTCTTGGTTATATTTTTTTAGTAACACTACAACCACCTGAACAAAATTCTGAAGCATTAATAAATTTAGTGCTTGGTTATCTTGGAGGATTAGCAAGTGCTATTATTTCGTTTTATTTCGGAGCATCTCACACCAACGATAAAGGAGAGTAATATGAATATATCACAAGAGGGACTTTCCTTAATTAAAAAGTTTGAGGGTTGTGAGCTTGAAGCATATAAGTGTGCTGCAGGTGTTTGGACTATAGGATATGGAAGCACTGATGGTGTAAATGAAGGTATGGAAATATCGCAAGAAAGAGCAGAAATGTTATTACTTGAGGATGTAGCAGTATTTGAAGAGTCTGTAAACAAGCTTGTTGAAGTGCCATTAGAGCAAAATCAATTTGATGCTTTAGTATCTTGGACATTTAATCTTGGATCAACCAATCTTAAAAACTCTACTTTGTTAAAAGTTTTAAATAATAAAGATTATGAGGGAGTGCCTGCACAAATTAAACGTTGGAACAAAGCAGGCGGTAAAGTTTTACAAGGTTTAATAAGAAGGAGAGAAGCAGAAGCCTTATTGTTTGAAGGTAAAGAATGGCATGAGGTATAACTATGCCATTAACTAAATTACAATTTAATCCGGGAATCAACAAAGAAATGACTGACCTTATGAGTAAGGGAGGTTGGACAGATGGTAATTTAGTTAGGTTTAGAAAAGGACTACCAGAAAAAATAGGCGGTTGGGAAAAAGAAACCAGTGCGTCTTACTTAGGTACAGGCAGAGCACTGTTAGGTTGGGTTGCTTTAAGCTCAACTAAATATTTAGGACTTGGAACTACTTTTAAATATTATATTAAAGAGGGATCTGCTTTTGATGATGTTACTCCAATAAGATCAACCACAGGTGCAGGCGATGTAACATTTTCTGCGAGCAATGGCGATGCAACAATAACAGTTGCAGATACAGGTCATGGTGCTGTGCAAAATGATTTTGTTACGTTTAGTGGTGCATCTAGTTTAGGTGGCAACATTACTGCTGCTGTTCTTAATCAAGAATATCAAATAGCAACCATAGTAAATGCAAATAGTTACACCATAGAAGCAAAAGATACATCTGGTTCTACAGTTACTGCAAACTCCTCAGATAGCGGTAATGGTGGCTCCTCTGTTGTAGGTGCTTATCAAATAAATGTAGGACTAGATGTTTTTGTAGCATCAACAGGCTGGGGTGCTGGCACATGGGGTGGTGGTACTTGGGGTTCAGGAACATCAATAACAGAAACTGGACAGTTAAGATTGTGGTCACACGATGCTTTTGGAGAGGATTTAATTATAAACCCAAGAGCAGGCAGTATTTATTATTGGGATGAGACTAATGGAACTAGCACCAGAGCAGTTGAGTTAAGTAGTTTAAGTGGTGCTAATCTTGTACCAACTAGAGGATTACAAGTAATCGTAAGCGATATTGATAGGCATGTTATAGTTTTAGGTGCTGATCCTATTAGTGGTAGTTCAAGAACAGGTGTTATAGATCCTATGCTTATAGCATTTTCAGATCAAGAAAGTGCAACTAACTGGGAGCCGACTGCTACTAATACAGCAGGTTCACTAAGACTATCGTCAGGATCACAAATAGTAGGTGGTTTGAGATCAAGACAAGAAATACTTATTTGGACTGATACATCTTTGTATAGTATGCAGTTTGTAGGTGCACCATTTACTTTTGGTGTTAATCTTATAAATGAAAACGTAGGACTTATATCTCCTAATGCTGCAATAAACACGCCAGACAGCGTGTATTGGATGGCAAGAGATGGTTTTTATACATATTCAGGATCGGTAAAAAGATTAGTATGTAGCGTGTTAAATTATGTGTTAGATGATTTTAATTCATCTCAATCATTTAAAACCATAGCTTTTACAAACAAAGAGTTTAACGAGGTTGGTTGGTTTTACTGTTCATCTTCATCTGAGGAAATAGATAGATATGTTACTTATAATTATTTAGAAGGTGTATGGAGTATAGGAAACCTATCAAGAACAGCTTGGCTAGACGAAGGCGTATTTGAAAAGCCAAAAGCAACAGGTAAAGATAGCGGCACAAGTTATTTGTATATACACGAAGACTCTGACGATGATGACGGATTGCCAATGGACAATGTTTATATAGAGTCAGGCGATATAGATATAGAAGATGGAGATAGTTTTGGTTTTATTAGCAGAATTATTCCTGATGTAAAGTTTTTTGGTACAGATGCATCAAGTGGTCAAATAAACTTTGTTCTTAAAACTCGTAACTTTCCAGGCGATACCTTAACCACCAACTCAACAAACGATGTTACTAGCTCTACACAACAAAATTTTACACGTGCTAGAGGTAGGCAGCTAGTTCTTAGAGTTCAATCTGATGATGACGCAGCTACAGGAGTGCGAACAGGTTTTAGATGGAGACTAGGCTCTAGTAGAATAGATGTTAAAAACGATGGTAGAAGGTAGTGGCTAAACTACTTGAAACAAGATTACCTCAAGCAAATGGTCAAGTTGAAGCAGGAACTTTTAACCGATTAATTAGAATACTTGAAATAAACTTAGGTAAATTTGATACAAACTCTACACCACAGTTTAGTGATTCTGAAATATCATCTTTAAATTTTAACGCTGGTGATGTAATATGGAATACATCTATTGATGTTTTACAGGTTTATACTGGCAATCAATGGATACAGTTACATACTCCAAGCAATGCACAAGGCTTTGAGATGGCTGCATCAGTAGGATCACTCTCTGTTAAAACCAACGGAGATATATCCATCAATATAACTGCAAATTAAATATGAAAAAATTATCTGAAGGAAACAAAGGGATACAGGCACTAGCAAAAGAAAACCCTGCCTTAGTAGAAGACAAGTTCGGTTATGATGTGCCAGGCTACTTTATGGGTGGAATGCCTGGTTATGATGAAGCTCAAGACGAAGCACTAAAAGACTTAAAAGATTTTCAAAATAGAATTGCAGGCTTAGATCCTGACGAAGACAAAGCTACAATAATAGGAGAAATGCTTTCAATGATAGGAGATTCAGCAGACTTTGCTCCTTTAGTAAGACCAGGTAAGGTTGCAGGAATTGAAGCAATTATACCTAAGATAAGAAGACCAGATCCTGAAACACTAATGCCACAAGGTTTTAGAAGAGGTGGTATGCCAGGTGGTTTGGGTAGTTTATACGAAAGAGATTTTATAGCTGATGATTTTAATATAAAAGATTATATTAATAACGTTTTAGGTGCTGGAACAACAACACCATTAACAGAAGAAGAACAAGAGGCTATGAGATTAGCAAGAGGTTACGGTGCCTCTGGTGCTATGGGTGGTAATCGTTATAGAGGCACAACTCCAGGTGCAGATATAACCATAGATGCACGATCAGAAAACCCTGCTGTTTACAAATTTTATCCTAGTGAGGTCTCAAAACTTTACTCTCAAATGAAAGGCGTGCCATTTTCCCCCTTGGTGGCACCGCCTAAAGAAGCAACTTTTGTTGATGATTTACAGCCAAAAAGAATTACAAGTCAACTATATGCTAAAGACGGTAAGTTTGTAGATAGAAGTGAATTAGTTACAGGTCCAGGCGGAGAGCGAGGCGACAAGATACCAGCCATGTTAAGTGATGGCGAGTTTGTTGTAAACGCTGCTGCCGTAAGAGGTATAGGTTTACAAGCTGGTGCAGATCCAGATGATGAATACGAACAAAGATTACTCGGAGCTCGTAAAATGTACGAAATGCAAAAAATTGGAGAAGATTTTGCTAAGAAGTTGACATGAATTTAGTATTAGAAACTGTAGTTCCTAGTGCTGAAAATGGTCAAGAGATTGCAAAATTTTTATCTGAAAATTTTTGGACAGAGCATTCTTTATCAGGAGAGCAGTCTCCTGAAATAGATTGGTCAAGAGCTTCTGCTCACATAAATCATTTTATGTTTGAAGGTATTGTGTATAATGTGAGTGATGGCGATAAAATCGTAGGTAGTATAGCTGTCGCACCTGATAAACATTGGTGGTCAGCAGAAGAATATGTAGGAGATGGATGGTTTTTTGTTTTACCTGAATACAGAAACCTAAAAGATCAAACATCGCCTTCACATCTTTTAATAGATGCAGTTATAGATTATGCTAATAAACTAGAAAAGCCTTTAATAATGGGCGTGTTTAACTTACAAGGAGTTGAACGAGCTAAAAAATTATTTGATAAAAAAGGCTTTCACCAAATAGGTGGTATGTATTATAGGAATTAAATAAATATGTGTCTTAGTAAAACAAAGTCAGCACCAGAAGCAGACATTATAACCACCCCCCAAACTGGTTATTCTTTTGTATCTCCTTACATTGAAGACTATTCAAGAAGAATACTAGCCTCTTACTTTGGATCACCTGGTGAGTATGAGGGTTTAATATCAAGGCCTAGAGACATACCTATAGAACAAACAGCAGGTCTTACACCACTACAAATACAAGCACGACAAGCTTCACAGAGATTAGGTCAATTTGATCCTTACATAGATCAAGCTAGAGGCATGATAGAAGAGGGTGCTGGAACTGTATCAGGTGGTATAGGTGCATTACAAAGAGCAGAACAAAGCGGTATTGGTGCAACTCAAATGTTTGATCCTAGAAGTGCATCAATGTTTTATGATCCATACGAAGATCAAGTGGTGCAACAAACACTTCAAGACATAAACCGAGCAGCGGCACAGCAAGACATAGGATTGCGTGATAGAGCTATAAGCCAAGGTGCGTTTGGTGGATCAAGAGGTAGAATAGCTCAAGAAGAACTAGCTAGAGCAACAGGAAGAGGTGCAGCTGAGGCTGTAGGTGCTCTTAGAAGTCAAGGTTTTGGCAGAGCACAAGACGCTGCAAGACAATCATTTGAAGCACAACAAGGCAGACAAGCTGGACTTGCAAACTTACAGTCAGGATTAGCTGGACAACAAGCAGCTTTAGGTGGACAACAAGCAGCCTTAGGTCAAGGCATTGCAGGTCTAGGGCAACAAGGTCAAGGTATGTTAGGAAGTCAGATCAATATGCTGAATCAACTTGGAGCTCAAGGACAAGCGACACAACAAGCCGCACTATCAAGACAGTTTGGTGCAGCACAACAGCTTGCTGCTGAACCAATGCAAAGATTACAACAAGGTCAAGCATTACTTGCTGGGTCACCAATGGGAGGTATCTCTGGTGGCACTGGTACAAGTGCATATCAACGTGGTGTCTATCAACAACCAACAGCACTAGGACAAGCAGTGGGTGCTTTTGGAACTATTGCAACTGGTATAGGAGCTTTATCTGACTCCGACTTAAAAGAAAACATTAAAAAGATAGGTGAACTAGAGCCAGGTATTAATTGGTACACATGGGATTGGAACGACAAAGGTAAGGCCATAGGTGCTGAATCAGAGCCAAGCGAGGGTGTGTTAGCTCAAGAAGTATTAGAAGTTAAACCAGAGGCAGTTGTAGTTAAAGACGGTTACTATGCTGTTGATTATAGCAAGGTGATGTAATGCAAGGAATAATGTCTGGGCTAGAGCCTAAAAATTTAAAAGACGGTGGCTTTCCTGATTTAAGTGGTGACGGAAAGATAACTCAAAAAGATATTCTTATGGGTAGAGGAGTTATTAAAAAAGCTAATGGTGGTATAGCTGCTTATGCAGACGGTGGGCCATTAGATGTAACTAATTTATCTGAAGAAGAATCTCAAATGTTAGAAAACATTTTAACTAAATTATATCTTAGTGACTATGATTCTTTTAGAACGAGAAGATCTCCAGACTATAGCAAAATAACAGATGAAGAATATGATTTTTTAATGCGTTACGATAGAGGTAAAGTTGCAAGAGATATGCCTTTGCTTTCAAGATACCAAGAAAGAGTAGGGTTTTATCCAAGCGGTAAAGCATTTGAAGAGTCTGATGGATTACCTATGAAAGAGTTTGGTGCATCAACAGGTATAGCTATGTTAGCGACAATACCTAAACAACTTAGAAAAGCTTTTTACGGAAAAGAATACATGTCTAATCCAATAGAAGAGCGTATAAAAGCAGAAGCTAGAGATATAGCAGATCAAGAGTATAACGAACTAATAGGTAGAAAAGACGGAGGCATAGTTAAGCTTCAAGAAGGTGGTGAAATTGAATATGATGTTGAGGGTGGTCCTTTTGGACTAGGTGTTTTTGATGAAGATTTTTTGCAATATAAAAATATACCAGGTGATATAACTATAAAAGATTTTACTGATTTTGGTTTTAATCCAGATAGTAAAGTTGATTACGCTCTTTTGCCTTTATTATTTGTTCCACCAGCGTACGCAGCAGCAAAATTAATAAAAGCTGGTTATGGTGGGTATAAATTAGTTAAAACTTTAAAAAAAATATCTGAAGCTCAAAAGAAAATTCCTTTAATTAAAGGAACTAGTGGTCCTGCAACTTATGTTCAAGGTCAAATTGGTGCTGAAATTGCAGGTGTACCATCTGTTTTAGCAGGAGAGGAAATAGAACCAGAAGGAATGAAAAAGGGTGGATTGGCTTTTGGAAGTAAACTGTTCGGTAAAATAAAAGAAAAATTCAAAAAGAAAAAAGATACAAAAAAAGAAAAAGAAATTACGGATAAAAAACCTGATCCACCTGTAAGCACAATTATTAAAGAAGAAGCAATGCTCCCAGTTACTTTTGGAAAAAATATTCTTAGTAAAATAGGTGGAGGTAGCCCAACTAGAGGGTTTGTAAGATCAACTTTATATCCAGGTGGCGGTTATGCTGCATACAAATTATTATCAAGAGATGATGAAGATTCAGAACCTAAGACACGTACGATTACTACTGAAGAATCAACAGAAGTAGAAAAATCAGATAGACTAGGAGACATACTCAGAGAAAGAACCATGACCATAGCTGCTGAATCAGGCAGAGCAACACCTGTATTCTTTGACTATGTAAAAGCTTTCCCATCTAGTTACATGGAAAAGGTAGGTAGAGATCCTGAGTTTGCAAAACAAATGATGGCAGGATTCTTAGCAATGATGAAACCTGTTGCTGGACCTGTGCCTGTAAATCCATTCGTAGCTTTTGGCGAGGCTGCAATGGCAGAGGGAGTAAGACAAGAAGGTGAAATACCAGATCAACTTAAACTAATACAATCTATAAGCGAAGATCCAGAACTATCAAAAGCTTTCAAAAAGTTCCAAAGAGAATCTACACAAACACCAATAACTCAAAGACAGGCTAATGCCGCTGCATTAGAAAATATAGTAAAAGAAGAATTGTATGGTAAAGACTATGATGATAAAGATAAGGTGATTAGTGTAGCTACTGGTAATGAGTTAAGTAAAAACACTTTATTAGAAATGTATTACGATAGTGGTGAAGACATGAGCGTATTATTGGAAAAAGTTGCAGCCTCAGACAACTAATCATGCCAATCATTAAGCTACCAGATGGCACAAACCTTTTTGTTCAAAGTAGCAATCCAGAAGATGTAGAGATAGCTAAAAAAAGATTTCAAAAAAGAAAAGCATCAGGAGGATCATCTGGTTCTTTTGTAGGAGACATAGGCAGAGGTATAGCTGCTGGTGTTGTATCCATACCACAAGGTCTTGCTACCTTACCAACCACAGGTATTGATTTACTATTCGATACAAATGTTACAGCAGATGTAAACGCATTCTTTGAAAAGTTTAAACCTGAAGTCGATAGCACTGCTGGTAAAACAGCACAACTTATAACACAATTTGGTATTCCAGGTTTAGGAACAGCAAGTGCATTATCTAAGTTAAGCAAAGTTAAACAGTTGGCTGGAGTTGCTGCAGTAGACGCAGCAGTAGCAACAGATGATGTTGAAACATTTGCAGACATGATTTTTGATGATGAGTCAGATGAAGAAAGATTACAAAAACTTGAAGGCAGAGATGCTGCTACTGAAAGATTAAAAGAAAGACTACAAGTTTTTGGAGAGACAGCAACTTTTGTATATGCCACTCCTAAAATTGTAGGAGGCACCATTAAAGCAACAGGTGCTGGATTAGATTTAGCTGCACCTTATATGAGTGCTTTAGCAAAGGCTACCATAAGAGATGGCTCTGACGGTGTTGCAGCGGCAGCCAAAGCAGACAGAAATTTAGGAGATTGGTTAAGAAAAAACTTTACTTACGGTGGTGCTTTTGAACAGACTGCAAAAAACAATAAAGTCATAGCGGATGCTATGCAATCAAAAATGTTATATGCCTCTACTCTTGAAAGAGAGGTTATTGATAACATGGAAAAGATTAGAAAAACAATGGAAAGAGCATCTAAAGATGGTCGCAAACTAACAGATAAAGATGCCTTAGAACTTACCAAAGCTATATCAGCGTATCGAACACCTTTGTTGGTTGTGGAAAGACAGTATCCTAATTTAAAAAGTGTTGCAAAGAAAAAAGCAATAATGAAAAGAATCAGAGAAGATGCACTTAAAAAAATAAAAAGTTTTGAAGGATCAGGAAATAAAATAGATTACGAAACATTAGGTGTTAATCCTAATAATTATATATCTAAATTGTTAGAAGAAAACAATGGCTTATTTAGACAAGAACAACAAATGATGTTAGAACTTAGCGACCCTAAAGCGGCTGTAACTTCTTTATTAATACCAAAAGAATTTAGAAAAGCTATAGAGAATAACATTGGATACTACGGAACAACCATATATAGATCAATTCTTGAAAAAGGTTATAAAGTTCCTAAACAATTAAAAGATAAAGCTGTAAAACAAATAAAAGAAACTTTTAAAACAGATGATAATACTGCAAGAGATATATTTTCAAAATTAATTAAAGGATCTCAAGGTGGACAAAAATATGAAACACCTGAAATGTTTGTAGAAAATATTAAGTTTGGACTATTACAAGGCAAGGATTTAAAAAACCTACCTGCTGTTAGAGAGGCTATGGGTGAGGTTACACCTTTAAGTTATAAAAATCCTAGTGATTGGAGAAAAGCTTTAAAAGACGAAGCAACCGCAACATCAGCTACTATGTCTAAACTAGGTTCTCTCGTTGGTAGTGCTAAAACTTTTGCTACCATAAGACAGTTAAATGATGATGCAATTACACTAGGATCAACTCCATTTTTAAAAACTGCTGATGATTTTGGAGGACAACTTCCAAGAGAAGCAAAAAGAATAGACCCTAAAACAGGTAAGCCAGAGGTATATAATTCAGGACCTTTAAAAGGTCAAGAAAAACCTGCACCAATTAAACAAACTCTTTTTCTTGATGATGCTAACGGCAATCCAGTTGAGTATGTAAAGTTTGGTAAAGAGTCTGGTGCATTGATGGACACCTATGCACCTAGAGTTTTCTTTGATGCAGTTACAGGAGCACGAAAAGATTTTATATCTATAATGCCAGTGCCGATTAAAAAATTATATCAAGGGTTGTTAGGATTAAAGTCTTTTGCACAATATGGTAAAACAATATTAGGCCCAACAGCACAAATAAGAAACAACACCAGTGTGCCCTTTATGGCACTTATGAATGGCAACCTTGGACCATCTGGTAATTTTATGAACAACTTTAAAATGGCTTTTGCTGGTGCTCTTGATCCAAGACAAAAAACTAAATTTACAAAAGAAGTTAGAGAGGCATCAGAGTACGGTCTTATGGTAGGCAGAGGAACTCAGTTACAAGAGATAGCTGATGTTGCTACCTTTGCTACTGATGATAGTTCTTTGTTGTTAAAACTTAAATCAACTGGTGTTGGAGATACAATCAATAGAATAAAAGGTGTACCAGAAAAAATATATACAGGATCAGATAACGCAGCCAGGTTAATAAATTGGAGTGGTGAGCAATCTAAACTAACCAAAGTAATAGCTAAATCATCTGATGATTCTATGATGCCTGTAGCTTCTGCTAAAAATATGACTGACTCAGATATAGCAAAACTAATTACAGTAGATAAAGATATGGGTGCTGTAGTAAATGTAGGTCAATTAAAAAAAGCAGGTGACAAAGTTTTAGATAAATTTATAAAAGGAGAAGCAGCTGACATAGCTTTAAATGTAACTCCTACTTATTCGAGAGTTCCTAGAATAGTAAAACAATTAAAATACATACCATTTATAGGTAACTTTACAGCTTTCCCTGCTGAAATAATAAGAAACACTGGCAATACTTTATCAAGAGCTGTAAAAGAATTAGCTAGCAATAATACTGAATTACAAAAAATAGGAGCTAGAAGAATAGCGGGTGGTTTAACTGCAACCGTTGGTATTCCATCTGCACTTACGGCTACAGCGTTAGCATTGACAGGTGCAGAACAAGAACAAGTAGATGCTTACAAAAGATCATTTGCTGCACCTTGGGAAAAAAATGCAACTATGATACCAACAGGTACAGACTCTAAAGGCAACATAACTGGTTTTTATAATTTTAGTTACACCAATCCTTATGATTACTTACAAAGACCATTTAAGGCAGTATCCAATGCCATAGCTAATGGTAATAGAAATGAAGCTAGTTTAATAAGCATAGCTAATAATGCTTTATACGATTCGATATACGGAGAGTTATTAGATCCATTTGTATCAGGCAGTATAGGTGCAGCAGCAATTCAAGAGTCTATTGAAGGCAAGACTGCTACAGGAAAAATTATATGGAATGAGTCAGATATGTTAGGAGAAAAATACTATAAAGGAATGTTACATACTTTAAATGCAGTGGCACCGACTGCTACTCCATTTAAAATAGAAGTAGATGCAGAGGGAACTCAATTTGTACCTAAAGATTTTACAACTGCGGCAGCGTCTTTATTTACAGGAGAAGATGGCACGATCAGTCCTAGAGGTAAAGAGATAGATGTAGCAGAAACCTTAGTATCTGCTTTTTCTGGTGTTAAGATAGCAAAACCACAAATACAAAGATCGTTATATTACAAGGCGGCAGAATCTAAACGAGCTATTAGAGAAACAACTAATGAATTTAATAGATTACTTAGATCAAACAATAGAAGAGACGCAGAAGATTTTATTAAAGGATATATTAATACTAATGAGAGTAGATATAACTCATTAAGAACTCTTTATACAGCTATAGAAGATGCAAGAACTTTAGGTTTAGCTGAATATGAAATAGATGAACAATTAAAAATTGCAAAAGTAGCAGACAGAGATTTAGTTATGTTGGGTATATTTAAACCTAGCGAGATCAATCCAGATGTGCTTCAGTTTGCTATACAAGGCACAAAAACTAAGTCACCACAACCTGTTCCTATTGGTGGATTAGCGGTAACTGGAGCAGAATTAACTGGACAATCCTTAAGAGGTCAATTTATACCACCACAAACTAGAGCATCTAGTGTGTTAAGACAAGAAGAAATAGATAAGCTATTAGGAGGCACCTAACTTGTATAACAAGTATGGAGCAAAGAAAGTAAGACAAGACGGTTACACTTTCGATAGCAAACTAGAGGCAGCCAGATACAATCATCTTAAAGAACTAGAAGATCAAGGCCTAATCTCTGACATAGAAGTGCACCCACCTTTCCCATGTGTAGTCAATGACAAGAAAGTATGTCTTTACAAAGCTGACTTTAGATACAAGAACATCAATGGCGATGAGATCATAGAAGATACCAAAGGTATGCAGACTCCCATGTTTAGATTAAAAAAGAAACTTGTTGAGGCTTTATATCCTGATGTTGAGATTATGGTTATAAGTAAAGCTAAAGCTTAGAAAGGCACACCTGTTTCAACCCAAGGTCTTATACTAGATATTGTTCCATTCAAAAGCTTTCTAACATTCTCACACTGAGCAATCAGTTCTTTTGGAAAGTTGCTATTGACTATCTCTATTAGCTCCTCACTAGAATAAAAATTATCTCCTGTAGATTGTTTGTCTTTGGCTACATTGACAAACCTAAAGTCATCTTTCTCATAAACTACAAAGGTATCATCAACTTGTAATACTTTAGCTGGTATTAGTTCAGGTATGTAGTTGTGATCTGCACAGCCTGTAACTTGTTTTTCTTTGCTTATCACTTTGTTCCACGTAGAACAAATCCACTCGCCTGTTTCAATATCTGGATTAGAAAAACGACAAGACCTACAATGTAGTTTCTCAGGCAAAGACCTACCAAGATATGCGGCCTGTTGTTTCTTTGACATGTAGCTACGTATCCTGTAGTCAGTCAATGGTATGTGATTCTCTGGTGGTGTCTTGGTCTTTAATATGTTTTCAGCTTTGTCCATAAACATTTCAAACTTTAAGTAATCAAAGTCTATAATTTCTGTGTATAGAGCAGAATTGTTCTTGTTATAAACAATAGCTATGCAGTGATCTAGTTTAAACAAGCCCATATACAAATGGATCTGTGCGTCATACTCCTCTGACCAATTACAATAACTACCTAGTTTTTCTAGCTTGTTAAAACGATTGTCGTTAGCTGTCTTGAACTCTAGTAGGTATGGTTTGTTTGGTTTAAGTCCGGGTAAATTCTTAGCCACACCATCTATGTGTCCTTTCAAATGCCCACCAAATGCTTTGGTTTCAAACTGTCTGCCGTCCTTTTGCACATCGTAGATAGTTGCACCTGGTATCTTGCGTAGCTTTTCGATCAAGTGATCTTCTACTACATTACCTAAGTCTAGCAACCTAAGAACTCTTGGCTCCCATTCATCAGGCATGAGCCAGCGGTATCGCATCCAAAGGAGCCTTTGATTAGGATTACCGATACCACTGATGCCCAAATAAAATCTTCGTGGTTGTTTGTTGTTTGTTTCTACTTCATCAAGTAGATGATTGATTGTCATTTTGTTTCTCTTTTTTAATTAATTTTTTTTTGGCATACACCTTGTAATGCACCACTAAATTTAATGCTTTGTTTTCATATACAAGAATTTTTTTTGATTTACCTTTGTTCACTTTGTTTCTCCAATATTTTTTCTGCTGTTTCTACAGACTTTTTAATACTTTTTAAACTTTGATTTGATAATTGTTGTAATGCTCCCCAATAACAATTATATTTTTTAGATAAATATCTACAGGTAGCAATTTCACCTATACCTTGATCTGTATAAGATTTTATTTCTTCTGCAATAATTTCTCTTGCTTT